GACACATTAGAACAGTTTCTTATTGACTATGAGAAGCAATACGGTCAAGTTGCTTTTGTAGTTTTAAGCATGAAAGACTATGAGAATCTAGCACTAAACATTGCTGATTTACGTCGTTATATTAATCAACAAACTGAGATTATAGTTTACTATGAAGATGCAGTAACAGAAGAAGAGGAGAACTCAGATGATTGATTTTATTTTAGATCAAATGATGACATGGTGGCAGTTTACAGTAGTCGCCATTTTAATTATTATCGGATTTATTATTAATATATTCGATAAAAAAGTTGATGAACCTAGAATTAATTTTAGATACATTGGTATGCCTTGCATGAGACCACTGCCAATCAATACTAAAAGTAAAGGATTCTGGGGAGCTATATGGATGTGGTTGACTGGCACTAGACATTGGGTTGTCGATAAAGATTGGAAATATTATATTAATGGTGAAAAGTATATTATCCCAGCTGGGTTTCAGTTCGACGGTGCTTCTATCCCAAAGTTTCTACATACATGGTTATCTCCGGTGGGTGTACTATTAATGGGTGGTTTAGTGCATGATTATGCGTATAAGTATGAAACACTCTTAAAATCTAATAAGAAAGAAACAATGGGTAAAATTACACAAAAGAGAGCTGATCAAATATTTAGAGACATCAATATAGATAATAATGGATTTTACTTTCTAAACTATCTTGCCTACTGGGCATTGAGAGTTGGGGGGTTCATGGCTTGGAATGGTCATCGCAAAGTAAATGCTAAAATAGACCTATAAAAGAAAAGGATTAATTATGAAAGAACAGTTGGTTAAGGCGGCAATGATGCACGCAGAAGGTGAACTTGAGCGTGCTAAAACAAATATTATGGTGTATATGAATCATAGTGTAGGTATCGGTGAACACAGTGATGTTGTTGAAGCGATTCAAGAAGAACTTGATAAAATGGCATCAGCAGAAGATCGTATTGAAATGCTGAAAAAATATTTTATTTAATTTCTAAAAATATATCAAAATCAATCGTTTTTCGCACTTTACAAAATTCGAAAAATGATATATAATACTACAATCAATTAAGAAATATCAACTATAAGAGGTAGTAGGATGGCAACAGCAAGTGTTGACACAAGGAAGTTTTTATCTGAAACAAAGTTCTACGAAGGTTATTCTCGATATATTGAAGAAGATCGAAGATACGAAACTTGGGATGAAGCTGTAAATCGTGTAATTGAAATGCATGATCAAAATTATAATAATAAAAGTAATGAACTTGCTCCATATATGGAGGAAGCAAGAAAAGCCTATAAAGAACAAAGAGTCCTTGGTGCTCAGCGTGCTTTGCAATTTGGTGGTGATCAGCTGATGAAACATCAGATGCGTATGTATAACTGTACGTCATCTTATGCTGATCGTCCAGATTTTTTCGGTGAATTATTTTATATTCTGCTTTGTGGCGCTGGTGCAGGTTTCTCTGTACAAACGCATCATATTCAGAAATTACCTAAATTACAAGTTCGCTCTAAACAAGCAAAAGGTTACATTGTAGAAGACTCGATTGAAGGTTGGTCATCAGCTCTTGACGTTCTGATGTCATCTTATTTTGTAGGTGGTGGTAAATATCCAGACTACGAAGGTCGTAGAGTTTTCTTTGACTTATCACAAATTAGACCAAAAGGTGCTAAAATCTCCGGTGGATTCAAAGCTCCTGGTCCAGAAGGATTGAGACGTTCTCTCGATAAGATTGAACATCTTCTTCAAGGTATAGTACTAGATTCTAAAGAACCAGTAAATATTAAACCAATCAACGTTTATGATATTGCTATGCATGCAGCTGATGCTGTGTTGTCTGGTGGTGTCCGTCGTTCAGCAACTATCTGTCTTTTCTCACCTGAGGATGAGGAGATGATGAATGCTAAAACTGGTAGCTGGTTCGTAGAAAATCCGCAACGTGCTCGCTCGAATAACTCTGCAGTTATCGTACGAGACAAAACTTCAGCTGATCAGTTTGGTAGAATTATGGAATCTGTCAAACAGTTTGGTGAACCAGGATTCGTCTTTGTTGAGTCAACAGAACATACAACTAATCCTTGCGTAGAAATTGGAATGTTCCCACAGATTGATGGGGAGTCTGGTTGGCAGGGTTGTAATCTGACTGAGATCAATGGAGGCATGTGCCATACCAAGGAAGACTTCTATCAGGCCTGTAGAGCAGCGTCTATCCTTGGTACCCTACAAGCTGGGTACACAGACTTTAAGTTTTTGTCTGATACATCTAAGAAAATCTTTGATCGTGAAGCATTGCTTGGAGTTTCTATTACTGGATGGATGAATAATCCAGGAATTTTATTCAATGAAAAAATCCTTGAGGAAGGTGCTGAAATTGTTAAACAGGTTAATAGAGAAGTGGCAGATATCTTGGGCATCAATCCTGCTGCTCGGACTACTTGTGTTAAGCCTAGTGGTAATGCATCAGTTCTTTTACAAACCGCATCTGGCATTCATGCTGAGCACTCAGGAATGTACATTCGTAACGTGCAGATGAATAAAGAATCTGAGATCACTCAGGCAATTATTAAAACTAATCCATACATGGTTGAAGAATCTGTATGGTCTGCTAATGGTACAGATGTAGTCGTAGCATTCCCAATTTTACCACATGAAGATTCTATTATCAAAGATGATATCCTTGGAGTGAAACATTTAGAATTAGTAAAGAAAGCACAAAAGCATTGGGTCAATGCTGGTACTAATGAAGAACTTTGCGCAGACAAAGGTATCCGTCATAATGTTTCTAATACCATCCTAGTTGATGACTGGGATGAGGTAGAAAAGTATGTATTTGAAAATAGACATTCCTTTGCTGGTATTTCTTTCCTTTCCATGATGGGTGATAAAGACTTCAATCAGGCACCTAATACTGCGGTGATTACTGCACAGCAAATGGTAAAAGAATATGATGCTGCTGCAATCTTTGCTTCAGGAATGGTAGTTGACGCATTGAAAGTGTTTCCTAATCTTTGGGATGCTTGCTCAACTGCTAGAGGTATCGGTATGGATATCTCACTCGAGTCCTCAGAAAATGCTGCTAGACAAGATTGGGTTCGTCGTTTCAAAAACTTTGCAGAAAATTACTGTGGGTCAAATGAAATTAAAGCAGAATATTGTTTGAAGGATGCATATCTTCTTCATAAGTGGAATAAGATTCAATCTAACCTAAAAACTGTAAATTGGTCTGAAGATATTAAAGAAAAGAAATATACTGATGTCGATACTCTTGGTGCTGCAGCATGTGCAGGTGGTGCTTGTGAAATCGATTTCTAGTCCTTGTATAAAAATATGCAAGTTGATAGATAATTACTGTGTAGGTTGCGGCAGGTCAAAAGGTGAAATAACCGAATGGCTTGCCGCGACTGATAAAAGAAAAATAGAAATCCTAGAAAGGATCGCCAATGGTTGAATATGTAATAGAATGCATTGAATGTGGGAATACAACTGCAATCTTTACATACGAGCATCCTGAGTTCTGCCCCATCTGTGGAAGAAGAGGTGAAGCTGAGGAAAGATTACCAGATTACGATTGGGAAGACCAAGAATAAATACCTGTATGTGGTATTACAATAATGAGCCTTTTAATGAAACACCAGAAGAGTTTCAAGGATTTGTCTATCTCATCACCGAGATTGATACTAACAAAAAATATATTGGAAAGAAAAACTTCTGGAAACCAAAGACCCTACCAATCACAAAGAAACGCAAGAGAAGAGTACGAACACGTGTCGAAAGTGACTGGAAGGCATATGTCGGGTCGTCGGATAAAGTCATACACCTTGTTGAATCTAGAGGCATAGATCAATTTAAAAAAGAGATACTTTACCTTTGCAAAACTAAAGGGGAGATGTCATACTATGAAGCAAAGTTACAGTTTCAATATGATGTCTTGCTTTCTGATGAATACTTCAATGAATTTATTGGATGTAAAATTCATTCCCGCCATGTAAAAAAATAGTTTACTTTTGCCATAAAATAGTATATAATTATTAGTACAATTGAAAAAGGATACATCATGATTCTCGTCGACTACAGTGGCATCTGCCTTGCAAGCATTATTGTAAACAAAGAGTTAGATGAAGATATGATTCGTCATATGACTCTTAACTCTCTTCGAATGTACAACAGTAAATTTAAAGAAGAATATGGGCAAATGATTCTTGCCTGTGATGGCGCTAATAACTGGCGTCGCAGTTATTTTCCACAGTACAAAGCGAATCGTCGTAAAGGTCGCGATGAGTCTGACTTTGATTGGAACGAAGCGTTTCGTATCATGCATAAAATTAAAGATGAACTCAGAGAAAATTTTCCTTACAAAGTAATTCATCTTGAAGGTTGTGAGGCAGATGATGTAATTGGAACTTTGGTAGAGAGAACACAAGAGTTTGGTAACCATGAACCTGTGATGATTGTTTCTTCGGATCATGACTTCAAGCAACTTCAAAAGTTTGATAATGTTTCTCAGTTTTCCCCTATGACTAAAAAACTGGTTGAAGAAGGACATCCTCGTCAAAACCTGAAACTCAAAATTCTACAAGGTGACGCAGGTGATGGTGTTCCTAATGTTCTATCACATGATGATACTTTCGTAAATGGTGAACGTCAAACACCTCTTTCTAAGAAAAAGAAAGAAGCAATCCTACAAGATTTATCTGATGGTGAACTTCTCTATGCTGCTTCTTGGTATCGTAACTATTGTCGTAATGAAACTCTCATTGATTTGACAAAAACACCAGAAGACCTAAAACAAAATATTATAAATAATTTTGAAGAACAAGATCCTTGGCATAATAAGGGAAAAGTTTTTCCTTACCTTGTTGCTAACAGGATGAATCGCTTGATTGAAAGTGCACAGGAGTTTATTTAATGGTGAAATATGTACATGAAGTATTAGTTGAAGTTGGTTCAAAAAGAAAAAAATCAGAAAAAATTAGAGTCCTCAAAGAAAATGAGTCTTGGGCATTAAAAGACATCATTCGTGGTTCTATGGATTCTACTGTAGAATGGAATCTACCAGAGGGTACGCCGCCATATACAGCTTGTGAACCACATAATGCTCCAGCAAATTTACTTAGAGAAAACACAAAATTTAAATACTTCGCCGTAGGTGGTCCTGGTGATCAAATGCTCAAAGCGAAACGCGAAAGTATTTTCCTCGGTTTGATAGAAGGAGTCCATCCTCTGGATGCTGAACTCGTTATTAATATGATAAACAAAGTAACGCCCAAAGGTCTCACAAGACCTATAGTACAGGAGGCATTCCCAGGTTTATTGCGAGACTAAGGGAAATCATTAACCCTTGGAGAAAAAATACAAATGGTATTAGCTCAGCTCGAAAGACTTAAGAAAGACGCAACTGAATTAGAAATCTACGCTAAGAAATTAGAGAAAAAGGGGAAGGTAGATAGAATGCGAAAAATTCTCAAAAAGCAAGATTTCTTAAAACGTCGAATCGCTGAGGCACAATATTCAACTTAAAGAAAAAAATAGGAGTTTACATACCCTCGCTGATATGATATAATTATACTATATTAATCAGTGAGGGTATTTTTATCATGAACCTTTTTATTCTAGATCTTGATCCTGTTCTTGCCGCTCAACAACAGTGTGACAAGCATGTTCCTAAAATGGTTGTTGAGTCTGCTCAGATGATGTCGACTGCACATCGCATCCTTGACGGTGAATTAACTCGCAGACGTTCTGTCTCAGGTAAAACTATGGTTAAATATTGGGTACATCCTAATCATAACTGGGAAAATATTTTACATAAAGCAGTTCACACACATCACCCCTGCACCAGATGGACCATGGAAAGCAGTGATAATTATTTCTGGCATTACCAGCATTTTATTGCTCTTTGTGAAGAGTATACATATCGGTATGGAAAAGTTCATAAATGTGAAAGTGATCTAAAAGATGTCCTTTGTCACTTGCCCGAAAATATTCCGCGCGGAGATCAAACACCATTTGAGCTTGCCATGAAGTCAAATCCAGAATGTATCGCTCTCGGTGATCCAGTTAAAGCGTATCAAGCATTCTATCAAACTAAACAACATCGTTTCAAAATGATTTGGTCAAAACGATCTGTTCCGGAGTGGTTTCAATATGCCAACGTACACACTGCGTGATGTTAAAAATAATAATCAATGGGACGTTAACTGCTCATATGAAGAATTACAAACTATTCTTAATGAGATGCCTGACGTTATAAAAGTTCTTTCAACACCTAAGATTGTATCTGGTGTCGGAAGTCTGCAAAGCAAAGTTCCAGATGGGTTTAAAGATAAACTCAATCAAATTAAAAAAGGTTCTGGAGAAGGGAATACCATTAAGGTATGAAAACTACAGCGGTCAAACAAGATGAGATGTATGAGTACGAACCTCTTACAGAGAATCAGAAAAAGGCATTTGATTCCTGGGATGACGGTGAGAACCTTGCTCTAGTTGGTTCTGCAGGAACAGGTAAAACTTTCCTCGCTCTATATCTCGCATTAGAGTTAATTACTGATAGAAAAGTTCCGCAAGAAAAGGTTACTATTTTCAGATCTGTAGTCCCAACTCGAGATATGGGATATCTTCCTGGCACAGTAGAAGAAAAGAAAGAAGTCTTTGAAACACCTTATAGAAAAATAGTTGAAGAACTTATAGGTGGTGATCAACCTTACAAAAGAATGCTCAGGTCCCAGCAAATAGAATTTTTAACAACTTCTTTTGTGAGAGGATTGACTATCGATAACTCTGTCATCATTGTCGATGAGATGCAGAATTTAAATTTTCATGAACTTGATTCTGTTATGACTCGCGTCGGAAATAATTGTAGAGTAATTTTTAGTGGCGATTATTATCAATCTGATTTTAAAGAGGGATATGAAAAAGACGGTATTATGAAATTTATGAGAATCGTAGAACAACTGAAAAATTTTACAGTTGTTCAATTTGGATGGGATGATATTGTAAGATCTGACTTTCTGAGAGACTATATAATGACAAAAGAAATGTTAGGTATTAGATAATGGAGTTTATACATGAATCGATTGATCTTGGCTATGAAGACCTTATGGCAGAGACTGGTGCTAGAGGCAGAGTTTATTCTACTCCTGATGGGTCTCAGTATCCTAGTATTACTACAGTTCTTTCTATTTTAACTGAAGACTCAATCGCTGCATGGCGAAGGCGTGTGGGTGATGAAGAAGCGAATAGGATTGGTCACCGAGCATCAAGTCGTGGAACGCAGGTGCATGCGATTATAGAAAGGTATTTAAAAAATGAAGATACAACAGACTATCTCCCACACATTAGGCAAAGTCTTGAAAACCTGCGGCCAATTCTTGATCAATCTATCGGGAAAATCTTTGGCCTCGAAACTCCTCTTTATAGTCGCTATCTTGGGTTGGCTGGTCGTTGTGATTGTATAGCGGAGTGGGAAGGTGTTCCATCAATCATTGATTTCAAGACAAGTAGAAGACCAAAGAAGAAACAGCAAGTTCCCAACTATTTTGCACAAATGTCTGGATACGCTGTTATGTTTGAAGAGAGAACTGGCATGCCTATTGTCAATACTGTTATTGTTATGGATGTTGACAATGATAAACCGATCGTCTTCAAAGAACACAGAGACAACTACATAGAACTTCTTATTGAAACTAAAAAAGAATATGACCGAAGAAAAGTCTTCAAATGAGTTTAAATTCAAAGCTCGTATATTCTGGATGGTAAAAGGTTATTTGCCAGACAAAAGAACTATTGAAGATGCATATCCTGGCTATTTAAAAAGGTTATGGTGGAACGAAGAAGCATATCTTCGC